TGACCCTGCGGATTGCGATATACGCCAGGTGATAATCGTTTGAGACCTTTAGCTGCATCGTTTGAAGGTGCTGCATTACTAGGATTAGTTTTAAGAGCACCACCTTTATTGCTTTTTTTATCTGCTGCCATAGCTATACCTGCCCACCTAAATCGTATCTTATTTCAAACCCTAAAAACTGTAACGATGAATTTTTAATGCTGCCGCCAACTCTAATTGCCGCACTATGCCCTTGCCCCGCTATAGCATAACGATCGTAGATATATTCAACATCTGCCGACCAAGGTTCAAAGTATGCTGGAACTGTAACTGTGGCTGGTGACGGAGCTACTGGAGGGACATCGCCAGGATAAACATAAGCAGTATGAGCAGCACCATCGCTTCCCCATCGTGCACCCCATGGCGTAAATGTGGCTGCTGGAATAGTAACTTGACTTAGTACTGCACTACGCTTGAAGTCTGTGTCTAGTCCAAGATTAAGTGTGACGCCGCGCTTGCCTTTAAGCAACGGACGAATATCCTTAAATGCTTTGTAATTACCTCTGGCGCCATAAAATGAAAACGCTGTACGACAAGAGAACGCTATTGATTGTGATGAAGTTCCAGTTACTGCATCTGCATAACCAGTCTCGCCCTGGTATATAGTTCCAGTGTTTGAACCATAAAACGGTAGGTTAAGAAACTTGCACGAAGACACCGCGTGCTCACCGCTGAACAGCACAAACTGCGTCCAGGATTTTGTATCAAGTGAATACACTAAAAGTGTTGCAGAGGATGCGCTATCAGGAAGCGTAATATAAACGCGGCGACCTTGTGGCCAAAAGAACCCACTCCACAACTCTGCTGAGGATGCCTGAGTTGCGTATTGCGTTATAAGTGGATTAACTTTCAAACTGACTATATTAAGCGCTTGCTCTGGATCAGTTTCAAACAGCGCACTTACGGGGATAATGCCTTGTTGCGTAATAATCCAAATATCTTGGTTTACTCTTACAAATGCTTTGCGGCCTAATGGTTTGCCGATAATAAAGTGAGCTACTAGCGTCCAGTTTGCATCGTCTGGAGATGACCCACTATAAAGCACAATTTCACCTTCCGATGAAACTGCCATGAACAAGTCTTGAGTACTTACGCCTTTAGTATTTGTGTAAGAACCAATAAATGAAAGAAAGCCACCACGACGAAATATGTATTGGAAATCATATGAATCCATCACAGGTGAACCAGCAGTGAACGTGGTTTTCACTGTTTTGTGGTACCACATCATTGCCGTGTTTTTCTGCGCAAAGTATAGCCGCTCTCTATACGATGCCACCTGCGCCAGCGTGGTATTGCCTCCAGTAACTCCAGTTGCAGTGATGTTTATGGCTTGCCCTGTACCTGTGTATACCTGCGGCTCATTTGTGCCATTGCAGAGATATATATTTCCAGCGTACAGCTCTTTGTTCCAACTACCTGCGCTATAAGCACCAGCCGCACGAGTAATATCCGTAACAACGCCAAGCGATGAAACAGAATATAAAGCTGTATCGGTTGCTGCGATTAGCTGAGCAGTTTCATCTTTTAATGGATACTCATGCATGAAGCGAATAGGAGTGCTTGGAATAGTTGCACCACCAGTTCTAAAACTTGTATAGCCAAGGCGTACCGTTGGAGCACCAGCACCGGGAAAGATGTTAGTTAATTCCAATGCTGATGCCGGATCCATGTTGTCAATAGGACTTGTTAAGTCCAAACCGAGTGATGGAGGTGGCATTGTATAACCTTGAAAGCTCATTACCTATTCCGCTGAAACATTCCTGGTAAATTTTGTGGCTTTTGCGAAGTTACATACCTTAAATCTTCCATTTGCATTGGTTCTTGTCCTTGCGGCGCTCTAAGATATCCAGATTGGATCTGACCTGGATATGGAGCAAACTGTTGATTTTCCATGCCTGGCATTTGACCAAATTGTTGCATTCCTCTCATTGCTGCTTGAGTCACTGCAAGTTTAGCTGGGTCATATTGTCCAGTCATTTCATTGAAATTAGGAGAACCTCCAGCAAATATTGGTCCAGATTGCTGCCATGGTTGCATTCCACGTCCAATTTCAGCTACTACATTCCCAGCTAAATTTGGATTTTGAAAGTAGCCCGGGTCTTTATACATTCCTTGTTGTGGCTGTGGTTGCATTCCTGGCTGCTGTGGGAACATAAAAGGCTTAGTGTTAAAAGCTGGTCTAACCCCAGCGGTTGCACCATTAGTCATGCCATCCATCCCAGGCATGTTTAGAGGCATTTCATTGCCTGGGTTCACTTGCTGTGCATACGGCTGCGGAACCTGCATGGATGGTCGCTGAGGTTGCTGATTTGGAAGTGATTGTCCTCGACTTCCAACCAACTGACCCTGTGGATTGCGATACATGCCAGGTGACACTCTTTGCAATCCCGCTCTTTGACCTGCTGATTGTGCTGCTCCTTGTGGTGGCGCACCAACAGAAAGAGAGGTCACGCGACCTCCTCTGGGGGATGCTGCCAATGCTCCTTTGAGTGCTGATCCTTTTGCCATATTGTTCCTATTGATTAACCTTGGAGTTTAAAATATCCCGAAATGATAACTTCTTCTGTGGTTGCTCTGGCACAACTGATTCAGTTATAGGCTTAACTATTGGCTTCATTGTTGGTGCAATTGGTGCTAATGGTCGAGTTGATATAGTTGGCCCCGCACCTTTATCAAGGCCAGACTTGCCAAGAAATGCGTTTATATTCGCATCCACTTCTTTTTCATTCTTTGCGTTGCTGGTGGCAGCATTCACCAGCATTCCAGTGTATTGCTCTACAGGAATGCCAGCTTTTGCAGCTTCTTCTGTGTAAACACTGCGTACACGAGGATCGATCTTATCAACAGCGTATTTAGCAAGCGGGTTGTCCCAATCAACGTCCCAAGTGCGACGAGTAGTTTTACCGTCAATATTGGTCAACTTTGCTTTGCCATCTTTTCCAATGTCGTATTTATCGCCATTAGCTAGAGTAATCTTATAATCTTCATCAGCAACGCCAGTTTCTTGCAGCTTGCCTCTGAAGTCATCGCGAAGTAACTGCGCATCTGATTTGCCACTAGTCATCATACGTCCAATAGACGGCTTGCCCATCAATTTGAGAACAGTATTAGGAACAAATCCAGTTGCAAGATTTACTCCTTGATTGGCCCAATCTGCACGATCTCCACGCCCGCGAAGAATGTCCTTCATGCCCGTTTCCCACGCGTTATTTAATGCGAGACCTACTGCTGCAACTGGTAAAGCCACTGCTCCTATAGAACCTAGCGTAGTTCCTTCCGCAACGGGAGCTGCTCCTAATGCTGTCTCTCCACCCAATGCAGTAGGCATTTCAACTGCACCAGCGCCAGCGCCACCACCAAACCATCCAGAAACAGTAGGAAATCCAGCTAATGCTTCTTGCCCAAGCAACAATCCGCCAATAGTGCCACCAGTTTGAGCTAGTCCAGCTTTCTGATCTGCTGCTGCTTGATCTGCTGCTTGTTGCTCTGCGCTTGGAGGTGGTCCAAAATTAGCCTCTACTGCTTTATATGCATCATAAGGACGCATTCCTTGGCTGATTAGCTGGTTGTAGTAATCCCTCGGCTGCATTCCTTTTGCTGGGGGTGCTATCTGTGGTGCCATACTATGTCCATGTTCCAAATACTGCGGTGCCAGCACGAGCGAACAACTCCGCACGAGTGTGGCCACCAGCATAAATTATTTTACTAACTTGCTGTCTTGAATAATCTTCATTCATCTGAGTTATGAATCGTGGTTGAACAGTGTCAAGTCCATGAATCTCAGCAAATCGCTCAAGCATACCCTGCTCAAGAGTCTTCGGGTTAAATACAGTCTCATCGCTATCAGCTAAGAAATCGCTATAAGCTCCGCTATAGTAGGTCCAAATAACGCCACCATCTGAAACCGATCCACTTGTATGCGTTGGAACAGTAGCGCCAGAAGTGCCGCCAGATGTAGTTTGATAGTAGTTGCCGTTATAAAATGTGTAAGCACCAGCCGCATAAACAGTGCCAGTGACCCAAGTTGCAGGACGCACGCAGCGATCCGCAATGTATTCAAAGATGATTATATTTCCGTTTTGTGATGCTGTGGGAGTTGGTGAGATAAGCAACTCGTTGTTGCTAAGTCCTCTAACCTGGAACCGCTGGTAAACAGTTGTATTCAAACCGTAGCCGCGAATCTCTGCGTACTCCTGGGGTGACATAGGCCCCAAGATCCTCCAGCGTGTTGAGCTATTCCAGAAGGTCTCGTAGTGATACCACGAAAAGGCAGAGGGCAGCGGATAACTAGCCTGCCCTGCTACCAACGTGATTGAACCAGACGCATACAGTTTAGGCCACGGAAATGCATCCGCAATCTCTCTGTTTATGCGTTGAGCCATAACGCGCAGCTGCTTAGTAGTTGTTTCGGTAGAAGCTATCACGCCACTTTCGACGGTATAACCTGCCTCATTAGCTA